AACCCCGTCAGTTCGTTCGAGCGCATTCGGGGTGGTATCTGTGCCGCTATAATCGTGAAGATAAGATGCGATTGACCGGCAAGAATCGTTATCAAGATATGGATATTGATTACGTAGCACGGACAATTTCGATCAATCGGACGGAATCGTTGGACTGTTCGTTTGAAGATTATGTTGACAATCGAATTGTTTTACCATTTAATTATCAGAGCTTAGATAATGGTGACTTTGTAAAACAGATGTGTATGCCGACTCGATTGCGACAGGAGAGACCAGATGGAACGTTTCGGCATATCTGGACGAAAGGAGAAGATCACCATCGACATGCCGATAACTACGAGGCTATAGCGGCAAGGATTTCTGCCGGATCGAGCAATATGATAACGGTGGTGGAGATATGAAAAGATTTAAGTATGTTCTTCAATCAATGACCGCAATTATGGTCGGTACAAAAGTTGTGCTCAAAGATAAACCCGAAGTTGAATCTGAGCACATGACTGGCATCATGGGCACTGTAGTGAGTTGTGAAGTTGACCCGGAGTTGTCCAAAGCCTATCTCGTAACGATTGATGTCAAGCGGCCATTCTGTCTTATAACTCCAGAAGGTGCCATAATGTCTGAAGCATGGATGGTGGAGGTATGAGAATAGTAAATAAAACAATGGAGAAGATGAATCCTATCCAAGTAATTCCTTATCTACATTCACTCTTTGCCAAGAGATTCAATGATATTTGCCCTTTTTGTAGTCAATATGAAGATCGGCGAATACCAGCACATCGACAAAATGATGTATGCCCACAAACAGGATTGACTGAAAGTGAAATGTGGGAAGGATGAACAATGAAAGAATATCCTGTCTTTCTTGAAGATGGTATGTCGTGGGGCTATATCGAATATCGATGTATCGCCGGAGGACCGCTTGAAATAATCGATGAAAAATTTACAGTAACTTATCTTGAGGCCAGGGATAGTCATGTGGAGTGACATTAAAAGATAGAATTCTAACTGGCCTTGCTCATAGATTAGAATCATATTTCAAGAAGTCTAATCCGGTCGGCCCCCTTACACTCTCTATCCCCTTACATACGGGTGCACAGCCGGAGCAGTTTGATTCGACTACACATTTGGCGGTCTACCTGACTGATGTGTGGTGCTATGCCTGTATGCGAGCAATCGCCGAATGGGTATCTGAGATTCCTCTGATATTGCAAAAGAAAACAACGGTAGATGGAGAGCTACAATGGATTACTCTTAGCGAGCATCCCTTGATTGATTTGTTGGCTCGTCCCAATGCAGATACACCCTTTCCTGAATTACTAAATCGTTGGGTGCTTTCATTGTTAGCTACTGGCAATGGTTATATGCTCTATACCCCCGAAGATAAAGAACTCTGGAATTGCAAAAGTAGCTTCGTTAAAGTTAAAGCCAACGAATTTGGTCAGATCACAGGCTACCATATAGCTAATAGAGGCCAATCATTTGATCTTGAATCGGCACAAGTTATCCATGTTCGACTTGCCAATCCAACAGGGGATTACTATGGAGTTCCACCTTCTCAAATTGTTCGCAATACCATCCTTACTCGCCTCTATTTGAGTGGATATATCAAGAATTTCTTTCTTAACAATGCTCTGATGGGAACTACATTTTCTACTGAACATGGACTTACTAAGGAGGAAAAGGAAAAAATCCGTAAGGAAATCAAGAGACTTTACGGTGGTCATGGTAAGGCATTTGCCACTGCTATTCTTGATCATGGAGCCAAACTTGATCGCATCTCTCACAATATCAAAGACCTTATGCCCGATGTCCTTTACAAGCTCATGCGTGAGGAAATTATTGCCGCCTATGGTCTGACTCATATTATGATCAGTGTCATGGATGATATGTCTTACGCTAACGCCAAAATAGCTCGCCGAGTCTTCATTGAAAATCGGGGGCTACCGATTCTTCGTCTTTTGGAATCGGTATTGAATCTGCAATTGACCTCACAATTTGATAAGGATATTCGTCTCTATTTTGATCGAACAAAAATACCTGCACTCCAAGAAGATGAGAATGAAAAAAGCAAACGTATAGTCGAACAATACAAATCACAATTGATCACGCTGAATGAAGGTCGAGGACAACTTGGTTACGAACCCGATCCTGAAGGTGACGAATATTTCTCCGGGCCAGCAGCGGGTGGCTTCGGAATGGCAAATAGCGGTGCGGGCGAGGGTAAGGGTGGCGGAACGCCTGGCCTCGGCGTTGCTCATTTATCACGCTTTGGCTATGTACAAAGCAATAACGATAACCCTCGCTCAATCCGCTGGAAATTACATGATCGCAAAATTACATCACTTGAGAGACGGTTCGTCCGCTTAATGAATCGCTTCTTTGACGAACAGCTTGATCGAATTATTAAAGCGCTAAATGAATATACATCATCAGGTAAGCTCATGTCTCGATTGGGTTTATTAGTCAAAATCGATTTGCTGGATGACAAACCTGAACACATATTCAATATGGATATTGAAGATGTTGTATTGGTTGAAGCTACTACGCCGTTGATTCGACAATCTGTCTATGATGCCGGTCGAGCCGCCGTCAATGAGATCAATGTTCGATTGAGCTTCAATATTGATAATCCTGAAGTCCAAGTTATGATAACTCGTTTTGAGAATCGAATAAAAGATGTAAATAAAACCACTTATAACGAAATCAAAAAGATTTTCAAAGAGGGTTATGATGAGGGTGTAGGGATCGGCGAAATGGAGCGCCGCCTTCGGGACAAATTCAAGCAGTTTTCAAAGGTACGTTCGACTCGGATAGCCAAGACTGAAATCAATGGTATGGTAAACGGGGGGGCTATGGAAGGACACAAACAGGCTGGTGTCACACATAAAGAATGGATGTCGGCTTTTCTTCCTACATCCCGTCAGTGGCACATGGATGCTGATGGTGATGTCGTTCGCATAGATGAGGCATTTCAAATAGGAAGTAGTCGGATGATGTTTCCAGGCGACCCCAATGGGATGCCTGAAGATGTAATCAATTGTCATTGTACATACACAGCAGTAATGCGGGAGGAACAATATGGTAAAGATTTAGATGACGATGGTCATCGTGATAATAGGTTAATAACAACTCGTGAAATTCATAATCTTTAAGGAGAATTGAAAATGAGAAAACGAATTGCATTAGTAATTTCTCTGGCTGCGATTTTGATGTTCGCAATGATGGTTGGAGAACAAGATGTCACCAGTGCTGAAAAGCCTAAGGGCACAACGTACTCAAGCGCTTTTAATTGGACAGTGATTATCGACAGTAGTGGTACTGGCATCGTCTATGACACTACCATAACCACCAGTGGCGGTGGCAAGATATTCTATTTTCGTGGTCTTGAAAATTATAGTTCGCTAAACGCAGCGATCTACGTTGAAGTGACCAGCTTGGATACTGGTGATGCCGCCGCCGATGTACCTGATACCACCAAAGACTCAATGTTGGTACAGATATATGCTGGCTATGGAGGTACTTCATGGTATCGGAAGATATATCAGGATTCGCTTATGAAGGCATCATCGGCAGGAGATACGTTGTACATACCACTCTCTGATTCTATAGGTGCGGCGGATCGAGTGTGGTTTGAATTCATTACATCAGTGGCAGATACTGATCATACTGTAGCAGCACAGAGTGCCGGTATTCACTATAAAACCACTGTCAGAATGGTTGCTAAATGATGAGTCCATTAGAACATATTGAGGCCAGGGTGGTTGCTATGAATGCCAGTTGAAGAATCAGATGATTACATCGAATTTCGTGTAGCTGCTCCTTCTGCCTACGGCAAGATTGTAGGTAGCAAATGGCTCGATGAAAAGAAGAGTATCTTAGCACGAATTGCTAAGAAACGAGAAGGCTCCGGCACTCTCATATCTCATATTTTATTCAACAAAAAAAAGGGTTGGACAGAGAGCAAGGCCAAAAAATGGCTCAAGGATCACGATTACACGATCAAATCTATTGAGGCCAGGGGAGATCATGCCATACCAATGGAATACAAATATCTTGTTGCACCTTTGTCTAAATCGGTTGAACAAGATTCTGATAATAAATGGGAACTGATTATTGAGGCGATGGTATCCACGCCTGATGTAGATCGAGGTGGTGATGTTACATTGCCTACCGCTTTCGCCAAAACCATGCCGGAATTTATGAAAAATCCGATTATGTTTTTCAACCACAATCCCATGCTGACCGTTGGGCAAGTTCTTGATTATAAGATTGGTGAGGACGGATTGTGGATTCGTGGTGGTATCGATGGCGGTACACAGGCAGGTAAAGAGACCGCCCACTTGATTCGTTCGAACATCATCAAATCAATGTCTTTTAGTTATCGGATTATCGAAGCTGAGGCTGGAAAAGATGGCGATCCTTTCACCATCAAAGAACTCGAAGTCTTTGAAATCGGGCCGGTATCTATTCCCATGAATACACAGGCTCTTATCGAAGCAGCTAAAGCTCAAAACATTGAACTAAAATCGTTAACAAGTTCCTCTGAGGCCGGGGGACAAATTACAGAAGGAGATCACGTCATGGAAGAAAAAGAAGTACGTGATATTGTAACTTCCTCTGTGACACCGGTCGTGGAGGATACTGAGAAACAAGGCGTCAAGATTAGTGAAGTCGGTAAGAGGATTGATGAGGTCGTCAAACTTCAGACCGAACTGAAAGACGCAAGTGACAATGGCAAGAAAACCACCGGCGAACTCCGGGAATTGATCGACAAAATGACTGGAGAATTCAAGAAAGCCGTAGATGGTTTAACAACCGAAGTCACCAGAATTCAGAATCAGAAACGGATTGATACGATGGAGCCAATGGCAACATCAATGAAGGATTTGATTAAGATGGAGCCATTAGAGGTTCAACGTCTTTATCCTAAGAAGGCTGCGCTCGTAAATGAATTGCAAAAATCCAACGATAAAATTCTGATTCTGGATACACTCCTATCGGCGGCTTCTCATACTGCTGGCGGAAGTTATCACATGACTCCATTGGCTGAACGAATCAAATCGTTTGGTGAATTGGGGAAATTTGAGGAATTCCGAAAAGCCTTAGATACTGCAACTACAACCGAAGGCCTCGAGCTTGTACCGACAGAGTTGTCCGGTCAAATCAAAGAACTGATCCGAATCGAACTGAAGGTGGCAAATCTCTTTGAAGAGCTTCCGATGCCGACCAAATCCTATGAAGTCCCGATTGAAACCGCTGATGTATTGGCTACTTTACAAGGCGAAAAGACCGCTATTGTATCGACTTTTGATTCGACTGAACAAGACCCATTGAGTCACAAGTGTACTCTGACCGCTAAAAAGGCACGGGCACGTATTCAGGTTTCAGCAGAGTTGACTGAAGATGCTATCTTCCCAGTCATCCCTTGGCTAAATCGCCATGCCGCACGTGCCATCGCTCGCTCCGTAGATCGTGCCATCGTCAATGGTGATACCAGCACAACGCATTTTGACACTGGTCATACTGTCGGTTCAAGCGATTTCCGTCGGGCCTGGAAAGGTCTGAGATATCATTACAACACCACTATCAAAGCTACACTTGGAGTGGATATCTCAGCTTTATCCGAAGACCTGCTGCGTGAAATTCGCCAAAATATGGGGAAGCATGGTATGTATCCCAACGATCTGGCTTGGCTTTCCAGCATCAAAGGATATCTCGGAGGTTTCTTGCGTAAGCTGGATCAAGTTCAAACTCTGGATAAATATGGGCCGAAAGCAGTCATCCTGAGCGGCGAACTCTCTAAGGTCGATGGTATCCCGAATATCGTGACGGAATTTATTGAGGATGTTCTGGATGCTGATGGTCTCTATACGGGTACTGGTAATGCAGCCTCAGAGATATTGCTTGTTAATCGTTTGGCTTGGGTGCGAGGTAGCTATCGTGACATTACGTTGGCTATCGTTCCCGATCAAATCAATGACGTTTTTACGGTTGTTGCTTTCAAGCGATGCGATTTCCAACCCTTCTGGGTACCATCAACAACTGAAGTCGCCGTGAATGCTGGACATAACCTATGCTTCTAAGGTCTGTATTGATGACAATGTAGAGGCGAGGATAATATCTTTGCCTCTTACTAAGGAGACGAATAATGAAATTGATATTCAAAGCATCGAAAAAAACAAAACAATATAACGGTCTTTTTTCAGTAAAGGACGGAGAAGTTACACCGGATATTTCTGATATAGAAGCAAAGCGTCTGCTTGTATCTTGGCCTGATAACTTTTCTGAATTGATTGAAGCTCTAAAGACACAATCTAAGAAGTCCATAAAACCTGAAAAAGACAAGATGTTCAGGGGTGCAAAGGATAAATGAATTCTCCGGCTGACAATGCTCTCATCACTTTTGATGAATACACTGAGCTAATCGGTATCGATAAGGAAAACGAAAACCTAAAGAAAGATCGGATTATAATATTCATCAATTCTGCCTCACAGCAGATTGAAGATTATTGTGATCGGAAATTCGTAACACCATCGGTAGATATCGTTGAGATATTTGATGGTGATGGAGAATCAGAACATTTTGTCAAACATCGGCGCATAGCAATAGATACAACTCCGAGTTTCGAATATCGGATAAGCGAAACTTGGACGGCCAATGATACGGGTTCCTACCCTATCACTTGGGACAACGACAAAGGCAAGATTTGGTTTACGAAATTCAACCGAACATTCTATCGAGGCAAAGCTAATTGGCGGGTATTGTACAAATATGGATGGATACAAACCAATGTGCCGGCAGATCTGAAATTGATTTGCGCTGAATTGGTGAAACGGGCGACTATGCTTTTGGATGGTAAGGAAGGTCTCGCCTCTGAATCTTTTGGTGATTCTACGACCAGCTATAATCTGTCAATGGCTTTGCCGGATAATATCAAAATGATACTCGATAAGTATCGGGCGGTGAGTGTTGGCTGAACTAAGAATGACTATGAAGCCGAAACAGTCGATCAAGATCGGCAAACTGACACAAGAGATGCGACCTCGGTTAAAGCGAGGATTAGCAGAAGCTGGTAGTATTATCGAGAAGCAAATCAAACAGCATTTATCAGGAGCTGGCTTCACACGTAATCCGATGAGGAGTAGTCCATATCCCGGCGTTCTCCATAATGTTCTACGATCATCAGTGCAGTTCAAATTAGAATCTGATGGTTTGACAGTTCATATCGGGCCAGGTGGGGCGGCCTCAGTCTATGCAACGATTCACGAGTTCGGAGGTATGGCCGGTCGTGGGTATAAAACTCGTATTCCCGCCCGTCCCTATGTAGCTCCAGCATGGAAAAAGAAGGGTAAGGATGCTATTACCGCTATTCAGAGGGCAATAATGAGAGGGATATAGATGAGTATTCGGGCGACCATACTCGATAATCTTGAGATAGTTCTTAAGGCGATTCAGGATAATGCCAGCTATGAGACCGCAATAGCTGAAGTCAGTCGTTTTGATGAGAATGTCTTGACTCTTGGACAACATCAATTCCCTCTTGTTATGATTGTAGATGCAGGGCCGGAGATTCTGGTTGTGCAGGATGACACTCATTACCATTATCTCATGGATGTGACCATGATCGGACTTGTCAAAAGCGGGACAGTGCTTGATTTACAAACTGACTTGAACAAGCTGATTTCTACACTCAAACAATTTATTGATAGCGATCCGAACTTAGGCACTAATGTCATGCGGTTTCGGTTCGTTGGTCTCGATAGTAATGCCTATGAGACAAAGACAGAGAAGATCGGCAGCACAGTCATCGGTACTCAGATTCGGTACTGGTGCACGGCAGGAGGATTTTGATATGGATATGTGTGAGTGGGTATGGGTGTGGGTGTATATTGTAATAGCCGAGGCAACACGTCTAATTGTGGCGATCTATCTCCTCGTTCGGAAAGAGAATCAATCCATACAGAAGATACCGATAACGATTACGGCAATAGATAAACGTCGACGTCCACCTAAGATTAGAGTAAACACCGGAAGATAAATTGTTATGGTTGAAGTATTTAGTGAAGCCTGGATTGAAACAGCACGGGATAAGCTCTATGCGCTTCTGAATGCCCTGAAATCTACAATGTCTTCGGGTTACGATCCGACTTTCAGTTACCTACACGAACGACACACAGTCGCTAAATTGCTTCTGAATGCAGTCACAATTGATTTGGATGGAGTCATCGAGACTGATGCCGCCTGGAAGACTGATGTTGTGACACGCTACCTACTCACCTTCTCAATCCGTGTACATACTGCTTACGGTGATGAATTCTCAGACGGGCAGAAACAAGCACGACTTCTTGGTTCGATTAGCAACAAGCTCAAGGTTAACTATGATCTTGGAGATAGTTATCATCTTGAAAACATAGGCACCATCACCGTCAATCAGTCCTTCGCCGAGACGGATACTTTCGGTGGTGAGATAAGCGTAATTGTAAGCGTAAATATTACACATACTCAGGAGTAGATATGTCCTCTATTAAGATTCAAAACGAAATAAATACTACCTTTCTCTTGGGTAGCTATAATCCCATATCTCTATGTGTGGAAATTTGTATTTCAATGGAACTCCTAAAAGCTCTTGAGGGGCAGGCATTTCTGATTACATCCATTAAGCTATCAGATGAAAAGCACCATCCGATGCTTCCTAAGTATCCTTTGAATACTAAAGATGAAAATAGCCCTCTCGCATGTGTAATTAAATTTAGAAGAATTGAGGTGAACAATGAAGATACAAGGACTTGAAGGTGCCATCTGTTTTCGGGCAAGTGTGTTAGTCAAGAAGTATGGCATCTCAATCGAGAAGGCACGATCGTTAAAGACTGGAGAAACTGTCGATGTCGCTGCCGACAAAGCACGACGATTGATAGAAGATAGGTTAGCCGATCCAGTCGATACGTTTGTCGATGAATCCATAGTTACGACATCTGATGATGTCGACAAAACGGAGGATATATAAATGGCTATAGATATTAGAACACCAAAAGAAAAACGGTATGGAATTGTTGAGCAAGCGACATGGGGCACAATTATGGTCGATACCAGTGTCCTTGATAATGGCACGACCAATAATGGTGTGCAACTCGACATCGATCCGTTTACAATCAATCCCGCAGTGAATATCCGTGAAGGCCGACAATCAATAGGTACTCGCCGACCGTTTAGTGGTTCTCGGACACATGACATGAAAAGAGTAGCACCACTGATTTCTCTACCGGCATTCGAAGCCAAAAAGGATGAACTTGATCTGTTCTTATATGCTATAATGCAATCTGTTGATGAATCAGATACAACCCCTTTTCTGAAGACCTATACGATCGCCGATACTCAACCGGATTTCAGTGCCGATGCCGGATTCTTTATGACTTTCTGGGAGCGGTTCCCAGCTAGTAGCACAAGCCGTGTTATCAAGGATGTAATAGCTAAAGCCTTAACACTATCATGCGAACCCGGTGGACGATTGATGCTGGCTGGAGAACTTATCGGACGGGGTGCTATGGGACAGAATGCAAACCCTACGGGTGATTGGTCACGAGCGGATAGCGAAAATACGGATTATTTCTTCTGGGAAGATATTACTCGTTTCACCTGTGATTTCGGTTCTGGTCCCGTTGATCTCCGGCCAAGCGGAGCTTTTGAATTCACATTAGCCCATGATGCTCTGCCTTATGGCAATGATGGAACTGGTGAGTTCGAGATATTCGCCATTCGCAATTGGCAGCTTGGTCTGAAAATGATAATCGGTGACGATCTGACAGCCGTTATCAGGAATCAATTTGAATCAGCGCATAAAGATGGTACGGTCTGTACCGTTGAGATCGGTTGGGGAACTGCTACACCAGCCGCTGATGGTGATCTTGAAATCACCTGTGAAGTTCAATTCACTGATGTCGTTCCCGACAGCGCTGATATTTTGGGTATTGAGGTCACTGGACAAATCGTTACAGACCTTATAACGGACAGTCCAATAACAATAATTTTGGTGAATACCGTAGATAGGACATGGTGATTTATGCCGTTAAGATTGATTGACCCGAATCACACGAAGATAATCGAGATTGCGGGAACGAAGATTCATATCCGCAGCATGACGGCTGGCCAGCAGATGCGATTGGGTTTGTTATGGCGACCTGAAAAAGTCATGGCTTCTGATGACAAAGATAAATTGGCTACTGCATTCACGGAGAAGATGGTCGCCAATTATGAGCAAGTGGCGGAAGCGATAGCTCCAGCTATCGTCAAGATCGAAGGCTTTGAATCTCAGCCAATACTTGAAGTCCTTCTCAATATGGCGGACATCTCTGATTTTATGCAACTTATGACAGAGATAATGGAGTTCTCAAGTCTCTCGGAATCCGAATCAAAAAACTTATCCTCCTCGTTGGATACCTCGGCAGCAATACCGGCGAGGAAAGGGAAAGACGGACAAGCTGTGAGTCATGCTTCAATCAAAAAGGACTCAAATGTTTCGGCGAAGACGAACTAACAGTACACGCCGTCAACATGCCGACGGTGAAAGTATATAAGAATGAATGGTTTAAAATTGTCGAAACAGCCAGAGCCGAACTTGGAGAACGGCTGCCGATCGATAGGGCACTCTGGTTATATTCCCTGTGTCCGGTGTCCCTATTTACTCCGTTGTCTATTGAACTATGGAATCTGTACCAATGCCTTGAAGGAACGAAACGACTTAGAACACCAAGCGAATATTACACTCAGCCCGCAATTTGGAGCATGGGATGCCAAATCATTGATCGGGAGCTGGCACGCATAGAACAGGAACGACAGAGAGATGGCGACAAGAAAAGAAAATATCAAGCTGACAATATCCGCTAAGGATAAAGCAAGCAGTAAGCTCAGTAGCGTTCAGAAAAAGATAATTGGTATCGGTGCGGCTTATCTCGGTTGGAAGGCTATCACAAGTATAATATCTGGTATTGTCCAAGCAGGAATTGAACACGAAAAAGTCTGGACGGATGTAGAGGCTTCTCTTAAACGTCACAATATTGCGGTAGAGTCGACCATAGGAAGCATCAAGAAATTCTCCGATGAGATGCAGACGCTATCTGGTATCTCCGATGAAGTCATTGGTAAAGCGACTCAAACGTTCATTGATTATGGTCAGGATGCGGCAGGTGCAATGGATACCGTTCGTGTTGCTATGGATTTGGCTGCCGGTGGTAGCATGGATTTGATGGCTGCTGTTGATCTTCTTGCTAAGGCCTCTGTCGGATATACGGGGACATTATCTCGCTATGGTATTATCATCGATGAAAATATTCCCAAAGCCGAGAAGTTTGCGGCTGCTATTGAGCAGATCAATGAACGCTTCGGTGGAGCTGCTCAAGCCAGAGCGGAGACGATGGCAGTTAAAATGGCACTCGTGGGTCAGAAGTTCGGCGATCTCAAAGAGGAATTATTCAAGCTGTTTTCTCCGACTCTTTTCGTGGCGGTAGAAACTGCAATCAACTGGGTTAACAGTTTTATGACGGTCGTAGATAGTCTTCAAGATGTTGTGGATTCTCTCTCGGGTAAATTAGATTTCTTCAACCAAAATATGATGGATATTGGCGATAGTTCGAAGAATGTTTATAATGAGATTCTATTATTAAATGCCGAATTGGTGGAATTGGAATTACATGCAGCGACACTCACCTATACTTCACTTGCTGATTTACGTTTCGGAATAGAAGATGTCGGAGCGGCGGCGACTGATGCGACAACTGTCATACAATATGGTCTGAATATGTCGAGAGGGGAATGGAAAAAGACTGCTGAAACAGTTAAAGAAACAGTAGATGAAATACGAGGACTAACGGATATACAAATCGAATTTCTATATAGTATTGTGAGAGCACATGAGGAAACATCTGAAGTTATAAAAACTAAAAGTAGAGAACTAACAGATGCACAAATTGAGTTTCTCTATGAAGTTCAAAGGGCACATGAGGAAACGGCAAACACCGGAAAAGAAACAACACGAGATTTAACGGATGCACAAATAGAGATGATATACGATGCTGCCGTTATCATGACTTCTACTTTTGGCCATTTCGCTCATCGCATTGTCGAGGAAGGTTTTAACGCACACATAAAACTGCGTGACATATTCAAACGGATGGCCAAAGATTTCGCTCATTATTTTATCGATGCAGCCATGAAAGCATTGGCTGGATTTGTCGCTAAATTTTTGCTGACATTAGCGCTCTTTGATAGAGCCGCCAATGACCGTATGGCTATACAACAAGGACAACATTTTGCACAGTTTTTCAAGCAGGGTGTGATGAACGAAATGAATGGATATGCCTTTCCGACTATGCTTACGAGTAGCCCGATGCCTGCAATAGCCTTCGCCGGTGGTTCCAGAAGCCAATTCCCTTCTGCCGGAATACAAGTGACTGTGAATGTAAACGCACCTATTACATCGGATCAGTTCATAGATTTTGTCGTGCATGATATGGCACCGATCATCGAACGTGCATCAGAATTGGGGCAGACCAGAATAGCTATTGAACCTTTTGTGCTGACTGGAGATAGCGGTGTCATCATTACTTAAACTCTATACGACGGGAAGCATGGAGAAGGCCGTGTGTCTTAACGCAACATCCGAGGCTGCTGGTTATCCCAAAGAGAATGTCTTGGACAACAATCTTGATACTTATTGGAAGCCGACCAGTAGTGGCGATAAATGGATCGACTTTGATCTCGGTGAAGATCAATTGATTGCGATGTTCATAGTATTTTTCAAGAATTACAAATCTATTACGGATGGCGGTATAACAGCACGATGGTCAGACAATGGTAGTGATTGGACATATCAAACCCCCGGATTAGATGCGGCCGACATAACAACACCACTGAGGGTACACAAATGGACTGCTATATCACATCGTTGGTGGAGTCTTAAAATCGCTGTTACTTCAGTCATAATCGAAGTGGCTGGAATTTGGTTTGGTCAATTATTCGATATTAATCAGGGAAATGAATATCCAGAAGCCGATGTTGACCGGTTCTATAATCGTATAGCACAATTACCCGGCGGACGGTTGGGAATAGCTGGCATCAATAGAAACTCATCACGTGTAATTTCCCGCAATTATTTATTCTCTGGCGTGACTGAATTTGACAAGCTCCGCAATGCTTTCCTCGATAGTGCCGGTAGGCGATTCCCATTGGTTCTGAATGAAGGTTCTGCTCAAAGTGATGCTTTTTTGGTGCGTTTCGCCAATGATGAATTTGCCGAGAATGAAACGGATTATCAACTGTTTCAACCATCAATATCCTTCGTTGAGTTGCCCTACATTGATAACGGAGATTCGTACTAATGTTGACGACACCTTCAGCTTGGGAATCTTTTCAGTTCCGTACTGATGCTCGATATGCAATTATCGTAAAGCTGACTGATGGGATAGACACTTGGTATTTCGGGGATATGGAGATCGACTGGGGTGCAATCCATGTTTATGGAATTTTGCTAAGTCATACAGGCATAGCTCACAAGATCGATGTTTTCTCCAAGAAATGGGCTGTGGGAGATTTTTCGGCGACATTTGCGAATCTTCCTTATCGTAATGTGTACGCCAACTGGTTTCGACCTTCTGATGATATAGTTTTCATTAGAAGTCGTGAAGCTACTGTGTATCTCTTGTGCGGTGAAAAGGCAACTGGCTTGAGTGATTGCCTTATACGGTTCAAAGGCTATGTGGAGGAAATACCAAAATTTGATGAAAACACGATAACGGTTAAAATCATAGACCGGACGAATCAATTTGATTTTATTTTGCCCGATACTTACGTGACTGACATCTATACGTCTGGTGTACCAGAAGCATCTCAAGATAAACGTATTCCAATTGTCTATGGTGAATTCAAACATGATTATACGGGAGATCAGTTAGGATTGACAAAAGGTATTCCTATCACTTATGATTTCCCCCCCAAATGTGTTTTTTCTAATCATATTCTGAAAGATTTTACGAAACTCTGGTATCAGCATCCTTCACTAAGAGACCCTGGTTATTATTATGGTGATGGACTTCTATTATTAGAAGATGATAGTGATCGAGGGACATCCGAAGTTCCGAATGATGGTATCGAATATCATATCATTCCCGATACATCCGATACTCGTGGTTACGTTTTCAATAGTCAGGAGAAACCTACGGATGTAGCCAATGCCTATGATGCCGATGGTAGCACCTATGCCATAGTCAAAGACAACATAGACGATGATGGTACGGCAATGGAGGGCGAAGGCAGATTCGGTTTTGTTGAGGATAGAGCCATTGAAGATTTATTGAAGTTCGCTCTCGTAGAACCAGGTGGTGGCTATTGGGGTATTCGCTATAAGGCTGAAGCTCATAATGGCGCAAGTATATCAACTGCAACTGTTGCGATGTATTATAAGAGTGATGGTGAGACTGACACCGCTCATGGTGGCTGGGCTATGACACTCAACAATACTTTTCGCAATACTGCCACAACATCGAATACATTGGTTGTCGACGAGAAGAACAGATTCTATAAACTTGCCAGTTTCGCTGCCACTACTACAGGGGGGAATGGTTCTACCGATGACCAAAACCTTTTGGACATTATGGAATGTTGGCTTCGTATTCTGACTCCGAGTCCAGATATAATTGATTATTTGTGGGGCGAAATGACAGGACGCAAATTTGGCTCATGGATAGATATAGGCGGACGGGATGACAACTACGATGAAGGTGATTTGATCGAAGACCCCGCTTTCATTATCGAATCTCTTTTGCGTGATGAAATAGGTTTGATAGATGCTCAAATTGATGAAGGCAGTTTTGATGATGCCGCCAATAGCAGCGTTAAAGCACGCATCAATATCACGAAAGCTGTTTCTGTCAATAGAATCATCCGGCAGCTATGTGAACAATCTACATTTGCATTTTTCTACTCTGCGGTGGACAAGGCGAAACTTATCCCACTGAATGAATCAAGTCCTGTCACAGATCGAACGATTCCTTTTTCACACATCAAACAGAATAGTTTGAAAGTTTCAGTATCGCATCCGAAAGTCAACAAATTGATTGTAGAGAGTAGGTGGCAAGGACAAAAAAATAAGTATCAAGATATTGATGTAGTTGAGAATGGCGCTTCGCAAAGTGCTATCGGCATCAAAGAATATTCAGTTAAATGGCCTAACATCGCCGGAACATCCAGAGAACATATTGCGAATCACTTAGTTGGTGACGGTGGCTCCCTATGGGCTTTTACAAAAACAGTTATTGAATTTGAAACTGCTGGTTTTATTAATGCAGATGTAGAGATTGGCGATTGGATCGAATTGGATGATGAGACATGGAACGCACAGCTAAAATCATATGGAGCCTCATGGTCGGGGAAACAATTCCTTGTCACCGAGATCACGCAAAAACAAGACGGCACGAGAATCAAGGCGATAGCTATATAGGAGATAATCATGTTGAACAAAAACGGGATATACAAGTTGGCTACACGAATACTTGCTGGTGCTCTCATCCTCTTTATCGGCTGGTTTGGGAATGAGGTTTGGAGCAAGCAGGAAACAACAAGTCAGACGAACGTTGAACAGGACGTTAGTCTGGGGGTGCTTCAGGAGCACATTGAGGCGGTCGATAAAACTGTCCAGCGAATAGAGAGCTGCTTGATAGAAGATCGAATCTACAGAAGACAGCGGGATTCGATTCTCATGGATGTGGCTATTAAAGTGAATCTCATGTTCGATGGTAGATGAACGCTATGAAAAAGATTATTATATTTATTCTCTTAGTTCTATGTGGGAGTATATCCACAAATGCTCAAAGTATTCCCCGAATATTTTGGGATGACATTGATGATTCTACGGTTGTCTTGCGATTCGGACGATACCGGATAGAATTGCAGGAAGGATCAGATATCCTTTGGATAAGTGCAGGAGGTCTTTATTGGGAATCTGCAACGGTCTTGGATTCAACTCTTTTTGATAGCATTCATGATGGGTTGGGACGGTTTTGTGCTTTAATAGATTCAGGTAGAATAATTGATTCCAGCCTTTCTCTCGATGATTTGAACTGGGAGGGTGGCCTTACCGATAGCAGGATAGACAGTCTTGATCCCGATAAATTGGAACAAGATGGTGCCACAACCGGTCAACCACTTGAGTGGGACGGTAGTAAATGGGCACCGGGGACAGACAATACTGGGACTGCATCTTTAGAAGATGTGTTTAATTTCATGCACCCCGACATTTTCGATACGACTGGATTCAACGATTCCATTGGGATAAAGGCTAACGGAATTACTGATGGGATGGTAACAGATGCTCTTACTGTCACAGGCTATGCACCTCTGGCTTCCCCAACTTTTACGACAGACATCACGACTCCGCTTGTAATTGGTGGAACGGCAACTACATCTGATTTGTCCCTAAAGACAACCTCTGGTGTCGGGGAAACTGGCGCTGACATGCACTTTCTTGTGGGAAACAATGGTGCCACAGAAGCTATGACGATACTGAATAATGGGAATGTTGGAATTGGTACGATAAGTCCGAGTGAGAAGTTAGAAATTAATACAGGAAAACTTAAATTTTCAGGAGTAAGTCAAAGTGCGGGATGGCATTCCTACGAAATGGCAATGTTTCTGAACAGATTGACATTATCCGGTGATGTTTATTTCTTTAGTTCATCTTATTCTGGCAGTGAAGGTTTTATTTGGAACTCAACTAATAAGAGAATAGGTATTGGGACATCGGCACCAAAAAATGCACTTGATGTGGAGGGTGCTGCGGTAATAGGGGCAGCATATTCTGGAACAAAAGTAGCACCAAGTAATGGTTTGTTAGTGCAAGGCACGGTAGGTATTAGTACGAACGTTCCACCCCAAGCCCTCTCAGTCGTGGGTAACATTGCTACGGGGGATACTGCTACGGGGGATGTTGACGTTTATCACTATTTCAGCACTAACGGTTCTTGGACTACCGAGTATTTTAAGTGGGATGATGGCAATTCAAGGTTCGAGGTTAGTGATGATCTTGACGTGACGGGGAATATCACAGTGACAGGGACGGTGGACACGGTTGATGTGGGCGTTCTGGGGGCGACCGTACCTAAGATCACCGACGATACTACTGATTTTAAGACAGCCTTCGGCTGGGGCGACCACTCAGCGCAAGGATACCTCAACACTCTCATCGGAGTCTTTGCCTACTTTGACCGGACATATTTTGACACCGTGATAGATGCCAGTGGTGACTCAATCGTCTGCATCTATTCGGACTCGACTGATCTGAGCATATTCGACACGGACGATCTGGCTGAGGGTTTTAACAAATACGATAAAGCATTGCCAGATAGCAGCGAATGGAGTGAGGCTTACGACAGCTCACAGGTAGGATACTTGAATCCGGCTGACGCCAATGTGGACACTGCCCACTGGAATGCCGCTTGGGTGTGGGGCGATCATTCAGGGGAGGGATACATCACCAATTCTAAACTCAGTGATTCCAGTATAACACTGCTTAACGCAACGGCATGGCGATTGTTTTACAGCAATGCTACCACAACGGCGATTCAGGAATTGGCTCTTGGGAGTGATGGGACTTACCTGAAATCCAATGGAGCCAGTTCAGCACCGACTTGGGCTACTCCTGGTGCCGGCTTATCTTACTGGACGGAATCGGATGACAACGATACTTCGGTGTTCACAGCAACAGCACCAAATACAACCGTCGGCTTTAGTGACAATCTGACGATGCAGGGAAATGACATCATTGGAGTGGGGATGGTTGACGGCACCGATGTTTCTATGCTTAAGGACACTGTAGATGAATGGGACAACCGTGGTTATCCCGATGCTTCAACAACAGAGAAGGGGATTGCTTCGTTTTCCTCTGGCAATTTTGACGTTACCAGTGGCGAGGTTTCGATTAAACTTGATGGTATTGATTATTTAGACATAAAAGCTGGTGCTGTTCGTGAATCTGAGCTTGCGACTAATGCGGTTACTCTCGGTAAAATGGCCGATAACTCTGTAGGATGTGATGAGCTTGGTGCAAATGTTGTCCATGAATCTGAGCTTGCCAGCATTGGTGATGTAGCCGTTGATGAAGATATTGTAACTTTTGAAGAAACCGGGAACAAATTTGAATACCATACGCCCGCAGAGTTAGGTTTAGCTGACACAAGTCGAATTTTGCTAACAGATAGAGCTGATACGAACACTGGTGGAATTGTAATGAGCGGTGCGAATATCTCAATGGCTGGGGCTGAGACAGTAGATGACATAGACATCTCAGAGTTCCATTCCGACTACGCTACGGACTCCATTAAGTTGTATGGTATTGAGTCTGGAGCTACCGCCGACCAGACGGTTGTAGACTCGGCTCTAAAAGTTGACACGACTGCCTATACGAATGTCTGGGTGCATGAATCTGGGGATACAATGTCAGGCAATTTACATATGAACGAAAATAAAGTTACTGGATTGCCGACGCCAGTGGATGATGGTGATGCAGCATCAAAAGGTTATGTCGATAGCAAAGGTATAGCTGATACTACTACACGGAGCCTATTCGTCAGTGGAACAATAGAAGGTACAGGTGAACTTGCAATGTGGAATTATCGACATGATCTTGATACGAGCCGTGTTTGGGCACCGAATGCTGATACGTTTGCTCTGATACCGATCCCTGAAGCCTGTTGGACATTGAATGATTCAAATAGATGGTGTGCTGGGCATCCTGGTGTGATTTTTGCTCCAATGGGCCGCTTAGGTTATCAAGAATGGATGGTTATGACTCCATTTGATGATAGCTGCAACGAAGATGTTTGTATTAGAGTTAAGAATGTAACAGATACAAGTTGGAACCTTTTTATCAGTGGTACAGATACCATAGCTGATCCTATTTTTGAAGAGAGTGATCTTGATGCAAGTTATTTGTCTGATCCTGATATGTTTTTTACGCATGATGGTAAAATTGGCATTTTGATGAGAGCAAAATATACACTTGGCGATAGCGTTAAAATATGGCTTGCCGTCAGTTCCGATGGTCTTAGTTGGGATACAACCAGCATTCTCTCCGATAGTATTCTTGGCTTTGCTTCTGCCCACGAGTTTTTGTCACCTTCTATTATCCTTGATACTAATGGTACTTACACGATTTGGGCTGTTGAATCGAATGGTTATGCTGAAGGCGATGAGAATACAGTTGTAATGTATAAAGCACCTAAGTATGATAGTGGTTGGTATTTAATAGACACAGTTGATTGGGAGGCGCATAGTCCTGGTTTGGCTGATATATGGCATATAGATGTTTTACCTTATGGCCCTGATCAGTTAGTTGGTATTGTTTATGAATGTGACGAAGATGCGGGAGGTACGGGTACTCAACAAGGTGATTTATATTTGTCGCTTAGTTCGGATGGTGGAAATACTTGGACAACTCGGAATACACCCTTTTTAAGAGATGCTGGTTCTGGTTGTTGGGATGGCGATTATCTATATCGTGCCAGCGGTTATTGGATTGAAAGCGGTTCAAGAACACAAATGGCTCTTTACTACGGTGGCTTTGGTGGCGCAGGAAGCCATGATCGTCATACTGGATATACGGTGGTAACTTTTGGGGATACAACTCTTGCAGTTTACTATTGGAATCTTACTTATGATTCAGTGCAGGCCTGGAAAAACAGTGCCCGCTTTATGGAGAATTCTGGCGACACAGTAACGGGACGTTATGATCTTGGTGGGGCAGTGCTGGAGATTCCGAACTCGGACAATCCAACTGTTGACGCTGATGGTGAAACCGCATGGGAAAATGATGACAACTGTCTTCGAACTTGGGATGGTTCAGCTAACAGAGCGATTTCGACAGTGAAATTCTTTTCGGCTACAATTTTCAATCCAGAGCTTGTGCAGGATACGATTGATGCTCTTGCCATTTTGCCAGTCGAACCTGAATGGGCACCGTTTGGCATAAAGCTACTTGATGTTGGTATAAAGACTGATGCCGCTTCGACTTATTCTGTGAACTTTGAAGAGTGGACTTCGCCAACCGATGGCTCTCCATCAACGATCGAGACTGTGGCGACATCGTCTTCTACAGAAGCCGAAGATGACGGCACTTTGACTGATAGTGATATTGCTGCCGGTAGCATCATCTATATTGACTTGCCCGACACAGATATAAAGATGCTTCAGGTATGGGGCACCTACTACATAGTTACCGGAGACTAAGATGATGAAATACTTGTGGATATTACTTTTGTTGCTACCGATGACGGTATTTGCTAAACAGCCTGTCGGCTTCAAGCACTGGCAATTGGATGATACTACTTTCACCAAGCAA